GATGAGGCTATGGACGACCTTGAAGGTGGTGAAGAGGCTATGGACGACCTTGAAGCTGGTGAAGAGGATTTAGAGACTGATATTGAAGATGAAGCTCCAGCTGAGGATGAAGTTGAACTTGATGTAACTGATTTAGTACAAAATACTGAGGAAGCACAAGAGACAGCATCTGCTACAAGTCAAAAAGTAGACCATTTAATGGGTATGTTAGACAACCTTGAGGGTAAACTAGACTCTATGGATGGTATTACAAGTAAAATTGATAACCTTGAAAACGAACTTGAAAAAAGAGCACCAACTCCAGAAGAAAAAATTGAGATGAGGTCTCTTGATTCATATCCATATAATCTTAAATTAACAGACTTTTGGGCTGAAAAAGATGGTCAATATGATGTAATGGGTATGAATGGTGAAAATGATGAACCAGAGGAATACACATTAACCCAAAAAGATGTGGAAGAAGAATACAACGAATCTGAAATAAGAAGTTCATTTGCGGATGATAATCCATATGAAGAAGAAGATTTCTAAATTAAACTAACTATAGAAAAGGTGTAATATTAACGTATTACACCTTTTTTTATGTTTTTTTGAAAAAAAATGGGAAAACCCTTGCATTAAGAACAAAAAGCTAGTTATTTTGTAGTGTAATTATTTCTAAAAAAAGTTATTTTAGGTTGACTTTTGGGTATGTTGTAGTATATTTATTAATGTATTGAGCAAGGCTCGAAACGAACCAAATAACTAAGTAAAACTTAAATTAAAAACTATGAGTTTAGATGCGATTTTAAAGCAGTACAAGAAGAACACAAGCAATGCTTCTAGTAAAAAAATGTCGAATGAAGAAAGACTAAAACAGTACTTCACAACTTACATCCCAGACGGGGTGCAAAGTAAAACCAAAAGAATCAGAATTTTACCAGTCGGAGAGAACCAAACCCCATTTGTGGAGGTTAAGGGTCACAAAGCTCAAGTGGGTGGACAATGGAGAACATTCATTTGTCCTAAGCATGAGAAAGATGAGGAATGTCCTTTCTGCGAAGCTAGAGAAGCACTTCTAGCAACGGGTGAAAAAGATGATAAAGAATTGGCTAAGAAATTCTACCCAAGATTAATGTATGTAGTTAAAGTAATTGACAGAGAACATGAAGATGAAGGTGTTAAATTCTGGAGATTCAACCACGATTTCAGAAAGACTGGTATCTACGACAAAATAATGGGAGTTGTTCAAGCAATTCAAGGTTCTGCTGCACCAGATTTTACTGATGTTGAAAATGGTAGAGATTTGAATATCTCAATCAACAGAGACCAAAACAACAGACCTACTGTTAGTTCAATCGCACAAGGTGACCCGTCACCATTGCATGCTGACAAGGATACTGTTGAAGCATGGTTGTCTGACGACAGAACTTGGGAAGACGTTTATAGTGTTAAACCATACTCATACCTTGAAATCATCGTTAAAGGTGGTGAACCAACTTGGAAGAGAAATGCTTCTGGTGAAGGTGGTGAATGGATTGACAAGAACGCACTTTCTGAGGATTCAGAAAAAGGAGATGGTGAAGGTGAAGAGTTGACAATCGGAAACGATAAGTCAAATGAGTCTAAATCTGAGTCAAAGGAAACTGAGACACAGAAGGAACCAGCGACAACTGGTGAATCAGAATCCGATGAGGATGATGATGATTTACCATTCTAATTAAAAGAAAATACGGGGAGAATTAACCATCTCCCCATATTTTTTTTGCCTAAAAATAACGTTTTTAGTAAACCAATAAACATATGGCTAAAAAAGGACCAAAAAAACCAATCAAAAAAGAAGATTTTGATTTAGATGCGTTCCTAGATAGTGAAAACTTAGATTCGGAACCAAAAGATAAAGATTTAACATGGATACCACTCTCAAAAGCGTGGCATGATGGATTAAAGATACCAGGATTTCCTCGTGGATATGTAAGTCTCGTAAGAGGTTACTCAAACACAGGTAAATCAACTGCTTTTTATGAAGCAATAGCTGGAGCTCAGAAAGTAGGGGATTTCCCAGTGGTAATTGAGACAGAAGGTAACTGGTCTTGGTCACATGCAGAAAAAGTGGGTGTTAAGTTTAAAGAAATTGTTAATGAAGAAACTGGTGAAGTTACTATGAAACCAGATGGTTTTATGTTGGTTAGACAACATGACTTATATAACAGATATAAGAATTATGACCATTCTGAAAGTAAAATGAAGAGTAAACCAACAAGAGATGAACCTGTAATTGAAGATGTTGCATATTTCATTTCTGAGATGATTCAGAAACAAACTGATGGTGCAATACCAAAAAACCTTTGTTTCTTATGGGATTCAATCGGTACTTTGAATTGTTATAAATCAGCAATTTCGAATGCAAGTAACAATATGTGGAATGCTGGAGCAATGAATGCATTCCAATCAATTGTTAACTTTAAAATACCTTCTAGTAGGGTGGATAATCCAGACACACCTTACACGAATACATTAATTTGTGTTCAAAAGATTTGGCTGGATAGTATGAATGGTACAGTTGTAAAACACAAAGGTGGTGAGTTTATGTATTTTAACTCAAGAATTATTGTACACCTTGGTGGTATTGTATCACACGGTACGAAGAATTTGAAAGCTTCATCACTTAATCAAGATTTCCAATATGGAATCGAAACAAAAATTAAGTGTGTTAAGAATCATATTACTGGTATCGAGAGAAATGGTAAAATTTGTTCAACACCACATGGATACATTAATCCAGATGAGTTGGGTGAATACAAAAAAGAACACCGTGATTTCATTCACGAAGCCTTAAGCGTAGAGTTTGGTGCTCAAATCGACTACTACGAAGAGGATGGTGAATTTGAAGACGGTGACAAGAGTGAGTAGATTGTTTAACCTTTTAACAGGTATGTAATGAGAAGACCCCCTAAAAATGGAACTAGGGTTCAAAATATAAATACGTTGGTAGTTGATGGTAATGCTTTGTTTCAAAGAGGTTTCCACGGTGCCAAGGATGAGTATAATAAAGATGGTGACCACATTGGTGGTATATACCAATTTATAACCGTAGTTCGAAGATTATTAGAAGAAGAATTATATCAAAAAGTATATGTCTTCTGGGATGGAGAATTTAGTGGAAAACTTAGATATGAGCTTTACCCCGATTACAAGAGTGGTCGGGGTAAGGACTATATCAATGGAACTAAACCAGAAGATAAAAATCAATTAGTCGAAACCTATGTAGTACAAGCATTCCTTGATGACTTATTTGTTAGACAAGTAAGGAATCGCGGTGGTGATGTAGAAGGTGACGATTTCATAGCATATTATTGTAAGACTAAAGAACCTAACGATAAAGTTACAATCGTAACTAACGATAGGGATTTATGTCAATTAATTAATGAGGACGTTAGGATTTTCTTAATAGATAAGAAAGCCTATGTTACACATTATAACTTCAATCAACATGCAAACCCCAACCCTAAAAAAGTTAGTATTTTTGACTTCCACATTAAAAACATTGTATTAATTAAGACAATTTGTGGCGATGCAAGTGACTCAATTAGAGGTGTTAAAGGTATGGGTGAAAAAACTTTATTGAAATATTTCCCCGATTTGACAAAAAGGCCAGTATCTTTGCAAGAAATCATGGAGCAAGCACAACTAATACAAGATGAACGTTCCGAGGCTAAAAAGAAGCCCATAAAGGCACTAACTAATCTTTTAGAAGGTGTTACTACCGATAAGACGGGTAAGGAGGTTTTAACACTAGGTGAGGACTTATATAAGCGTAATCAAGTATTAGTAGACCTATCCTTACCAATGATGACGGAAGAAAGTGTTAGACAATTTAATGAAGTTAAAGATAATACTTTAGACCCATCAGAGCGTGGAGTTAAAGAAGCGTATAAAAAAATGAAAAAATTCGGTATCGATAATAAAGTAGGTGCCGCTGGCATTGGTTACTTATTACCATTTAAGAAATTAATGGAAAGAGAGAAACGAATAATAACGAGTTAACAAATAAACAATTATGAGTAATAAGAAGAGAAAGTTTGAGCAAGAACGTTTTGAGTTTATGCTTAGAATCAACGGACACCCAATATGTCAAAGGTATTTTGACATTAGAAACTTCAATGAGGATTCAATTAACTCAATGGAGATGAAAGAATTAATGGACTTACTTGTTGGAATGAACAACAGTTCAGTGGGTTCAATGGGTTTAATTCCCGATTACTTAAAAGGTGAATCTAGGGACTATTTATGGGGTTACTACAATCCTTGGAAGGTACAAAAAGAAGAAGATGTCAATAAAAGAGACATATTTGAGAAGGAAGATACCTTCACATTTGAATTCAGAGTAGATGATAGAACGGTTGCTGAATCAACATTTACTGGTAATTATTTTCCACCAAAGGTGAGATACCAAGTGAATATTAAAAAGATAATACCAGCAATCATTTCAGAAATAAGAGATTATTTAAGTAAAAACTCCTATACAGAATCATATGGTGGGGTTGAGTTAAAATATGACTACAAAGAGTGGTAGTTTGAATAACAAAATGATATTTATTTTAAACAAGGTTTTTATAGAATATGGGTAATACAAGAGACAATTTCGGTTATTTAGGATTGGACTATCAGTTTAGGCTGATAGCCCAATTACTAACTGATAAAAAGTTTGCTAACAGTATCATGGATATTGTAAACCCTAATTATTTTGAAGATGAACACCTAAGAGTAATTGCAAGTGAAATCAAGGAATCATACGAAGTGGATGAAATTGTTCCAGACGTATCAAGTCTTGAATTCAGATTAGTAGACAAGATAAAGAACGAAGTTACCGTTGGATTTTTAAAGACCCAACTTGATAAGGTAAAAAACGCAAGTCTTAACGATACCAATAAGGTACAAAAGATTGCGATGAACTTCTGCAAACAACAGGAAGCTAAAAAAGCAATTAAGAAAGTTCAAAAGATAATCGATGGTGGTAATCTTGATGATTACGAACAGATTGAGGACATATTTAAAAAGGTCCTAGAAGTTGGTGATAATAAGGATGATGGTATCGATGTTTTTGATAATTTAGATGATGTACTATCAGATGATTTCAGAAGTCCAATACCAACAGGTGTTAGTGGATTAGATGAAAAAATGGATGGTGGACTATCTAAAGGAGAATTGGCTATTATATTGGCACCATTTGGTGTTGGTAAAACGACAATGATTACTAAGATAGGTAACACAGCTAAAAACTTAGGTTATAACGTACTTCAAATATTCTTCGAAGATAATCCAAAGGTTATCCAAAGAAAACATTTAACATGTTGGATGGAAGGTGAATTAACCCTTAATGAGTTAAATGACCATAGAGAAGAAATATTAGAGTTAGCGAAAAGAAAAAGAGAGGAAGATGGCATCCTCAAATTAAAGAAATTTGCCAGTGACGGTACGACCATACCGATGATTAAACAGTACATTAGAAAGCAGATAGCTCAAGGATTTAGACCAGACATTGTTTTGGTTGATTACATTGATTGTGTTCAACCAAGTAAACAATTTGATAGTGAATGGTCTGGTGAAGGTAACGTAATGAGACAATTCGAGACAATGTTGTCCGAATTAGACATAGCTGGTTGGACAGCGGTTCAAGGTAACCGTTCTTCTATTGGTGCAGATGTCGTTCAGTCAGACCAGATGGGTGGTTCCATTAAGAAAGGTCAGATTGGGCACTTTATACTCTCAATTGCGAAGACATTAGAACAGAAAGAGAATGGTACAGCAAACTTGGCCATTCTGAAATCTAGGTTCGGTCAAGATGGTATTGTATTCGAGGATTGTATCTTCGATAACGGTAGAATACAGATTGATGTAACCCAAGAGAAAGGTAAGACGTTCCTTGAGACTCGTGATATAAAAACTCAAAAGGACCAAGGAAGGGTCAATTTCGTACTGGATAAACTGAACAATGTTAAAGATGGTCAAAATAATAATAATTAACTATTTTTAAAAAAGAAAAATTACTATGGATATTTCAACTAGTATCCTTTCGGACATAACCGTTCATATGAAATACGCAAAATATCTCCCAGAATTACAAAGGAGAGAAACTTGGGAAGAATTGGTTACGAGAAACAAGGAAATGCATCAAAAAAAATACCCTCAAATTAAAGATGATATTGAGGATGTATACAAAATGGTATATGATAAGAAGGTTTTACCTTCAATGAGAAGTCTTCAATTCGGTGGTAAGCCAATTGAAATTTCACCAAATAGAGTTTATAACTGTGCATACCTACCGATTGACCATTGGAAGTCATTCAGTGAGGTTATGTTTTTATTACTTGGTGGTACAGGAGTAGGTTACTCAGTACAAAGACATCATGTTGAACAATTACCAGATATTAGAAAGCCAAAAGCTGATAGAACTAGGAGACACCTTATTGGTGACTCTATTGAGGGATGGGCTGATGCTATTAAAGTCTTAATGAAATCTTATTTAGACATTAATAATAAACAAGTATCAACTCCGATATTTGATTACTCAGACATTAGAAAAAAGGGAGCTTTATTGGTAACTTCTGGTGGTAAGGCACCAGGTCCACAACCATTGAAAGATTGTATTCACAACATTTCAAAAGTATTGGATGCTAAAGAAGATGGTGAAAAATTAACAACACTTGAAGTACATGATATCGTTTGTTATATTGCTGATGCAGTATTAGCTGGTGGTATTAGAAGGGCTGCATTAATTTCATTATTCTCTATGGATGATGATGAGATGAGAACTTGTAAGTTCGGTACATGGTGGGAACTTAACCCACAAAGAGGTAGAGCGAATAACTCAGCAGTTATGTTAAGACATAAAATCACAGAAGAAAAATTCTTTGATTTGTGGAAAAAAATTGAAGAGAGTGGTTCTGGCGAACCAGGTGTTTACTTCTCTAATGATAAAGATTGGGGGACTAATCCATGTTGTGAAATTGCACTTAGACCATACCAATTTTGTAATTTAACAGAAATCAACGCATCCAACATAGAATCACAAGAAGACCTTGAGAAGAGAGTTAGGGCTGCGGCATTCATTGGAACGCTACAAGCTGGATATACAGACTTCCATTATTTAAGAGATTCTTGGAGAAGAACGACTGAAAAGGATGCCCTAGTTGGTGTTGGTATGACAGGAATTGGTTCTGGTGTTGTTTTAGATTTTGATTTAAAGGCAGCAGCTGAACAAGTTTTAGTTGAAAACGCTAGAATTGCTAAATTAATTGGTATTAATAAAGCAGCTAGAACTACAACAGTTAAACCATCAGGTACCTCATCATTAGTATTGGGTACATCATCTGGTATACATGCTTGGCATAATGATTACTATTTAAGAAGAATTAGAGTTGGTAAGAATGAATCAATTTATACTTATTTGGTGATTAACCATCCTGAGTTAGTGGAAGATGAGAATTTTAGACCACACGAACAAGCTGTAATCACAGTGCCACAAAAAGCACCAGAAGGTTCAATATTTAGACATGAATCTCCAATGCAATTATTAGAGCGTGTAAGAAAATTTAACACTGAATGGGTTAGAGGTGGCCATAGAGACGGTCAAAACACACATAATGTATCAGTAACCGCTTCAATCAAGAAAGAGGCTGAAATGGTCTCTAAAAAGGATGAAAACGGTAAACCAATCAAAGGTACTGACGGTAAAGTTGTATATGAACCTAAAAGAGATGAAAATGGTGAGACAATTTACAGAGTCAATGAATGGGGTGTCGTTGGTGAATGGATGTGGGATAATAGAGAAACCTTTAATGGTATTTCTGTACTTCCATATGATGGTGGTAGTTACATTCAAGCACCATTTGAAGATTGTACTGAGGAAAAATATAATGAGTTAATGAAAACACTCGGTAAAGTAGATTTAACTAAAGTTATCGAAATCGAAGACAATACAAACCTATCTGGAGAGGTAGCTTGTGGAGGTGGAGCTTGCGAGGTTGACGTAGATATGAATTCAATTAAAGCATAGTATCTTATAACATATAAAAATTAATGCCTGTCCATTCGGATGGGCATTTTTTTTTTTAACCTTTACAATTTTATTTCAAATGATATACTTGTGTATAATAACGTTTTTTTAATTTTTAAGTTATGAATAAGAAAATAGTACAAGTGATTTATAAATGTTTCTCAGAAAATCTAGAAGGGAAAGAGTTAGAAGATTACTTAGAGAAAGAAAGGAAGAGGGTTGAAGACTCATTGAATGTTGATGATAAAATCAAATACAACGTAACAATACTACCAACCCAGAATATGTATAACACGGTAGAAACACTTCCGTTGTTTAATTAAAATTCAAACCCATCCACTCGGATGGGTTTTTTTATTTCACTATTTAATTCTCAAAAAGTTTTATTACAATATTTATGTAAAAAGCAGTAGAATATGGCTGAAAAACACATAAATATTAATTTTCCGTTTAAGGATAGTGTCAAAGGTTTCTTTTTAGACCTAAATAAAACCGACGAAAAGGCTATTAAAGCCGATTTAATGCACCTAATTTTAACTAATAAGGGTGAAAGGTTCTATAATCCAGAGTTTGGAACTAACCTAAAGAGGTATATCTTTGAACCTAATGATGGTTTTACATTTTCACAAATTAAAGAAGAAATTATTGAAGCAGTTAAGAAGTATTTACCCAATTTGACAGTAAATGAAGTATTAGTCGACCCAGTTGAAGAATCAGATTATGCTGCTAGAATAAGAATCGATTACACTATTAATCAGGATGTATTCGAAAAGAAAGATTATTTAGAAGTACAAATATAATACAATATGGCACGTAAAATTAATTACTATGCGAGGAATTTCGCAGACTCAAGAACTGAATTAGTAAATTTTGTTAGACAATATTATCCAGATATCTTAAGTGATTTTAATGATTCATCAGTTGGTATGATGTTAATAGAACTTAATGCAGCGGTATCTGATGTTTTAAGTTTCCATACTGATAAAATGTTTCAAGAGACTCAAATTGATTACGCTCAAGAGAGAAAATCATTACTTTCGATGGCTAGAACGTTTGGTTTAAAAATACCAGGTAAAAGACCATCAATCACATTAGTTGACTTTACCGTTACAGTACCAGTAGATGGTGATACATTCGATTTAGACTACACTCCAATCATTAAAAGAGGGGCCCAAATAGCGGGTGGTGGTAAAGTATTTGAAACTACAGAGGATATTGACTTTTCATCTCCATTCACCACAGGTGGTATACCTAATAGACTTGTATTACCAAATTTAGATGCAAACCAAAATATAGTTAGTTACAATTTAGTTAAGAGAGAAATCGTTATTAATGGTATTTCTAAGGTATTTAGGAGGGTTATAACAACAAATGATGTTGTACCATTCTTTGAAATTGTACTTCCAGACAATGATGTACTATCAATTGATTCGATTATAACAAAAGAAGGTACTAATATAACTAAAAACCCTAATACTACTGATTTCTTTGTTGAAGATAGATGGTATGAGGTGGATGCATTGGCTGAGAGTCAAGTTTTTGTACAAGATGGTGCAAGAGTGACTGATGGTAGCGGTGTTACACCAGGTAAATGGTTAGATATTAGTAAAAGATTCATAACTGAATACACAGACCAAGGGTTTACTAAAATAATCTTCGGTGGTGGTAACGTTGATGTTAGTTCATTGTGTGATTTTGATGCTCAACCACAATTAGTTAATAGTATTGGTGATTTTATAAACAACAAAGCACTAGGTGAGACCTTAACATCGAACAGAACCTTATTTGTTAGGTATAGAGTGGGTGGTGGTGCATCATCTAACGT